AAACTAAGAACGGAGCAAGTTGTATATGATAACAGAGCATTCACTCAAACGAAGGAAGAAAAAAAAGCGAGACTGGAAGCGAGACGACGCCAAGCACGTAAGAGACGGCTGGAAGCGTCATACTACCTACTACCGTATAGAATCGATCAGCTATTTGCAGGAGATTTCAACGTCAACAGGTCAGTTTCTCATGGACGTGATTGAAGATGTCATTAACTTCTACCGCAAAAAGCATGGATGAGATTCTAGCGGCGCTCGATGCAGCACTAGCGCAGTTTGACACAGACGAACACTTATCAGTATTCGAGCTAGGTCAAGCCGATGGTCTGCGTTGGGCAAAGCAAATAGTAGAGGAAATAAAAAACCCGCCAGACTCCGATTAAGTGGTTTCTGACGGGCGTAACTAGGAGGCATATATGAAATATGCTTATCAGTATCGTACCAGAGGACAACACACGGTGTCCAGGGACATGGTAAAGCTGGAAACAGTATTAGAAAACGTAACAAACAAACTAAGGAAAAGCATGAATAAGCCAGTGAAGGACTTCAAAGAGAAAGGTGTAAGCGTAGCAGTGTGGGAAACCCGTAACGGTGGCTACTCAATCAGCATCAGCAAGCGATACAAGGACAAAGTATCAAACGAGTGGAAGGAGTCTAAATATTGGTTCAAGGAGGACTTAGGCAATCTCATTATCATGCTGCAAGGCGCACTAGACTTCTGCGGTGGTGCTGAAGTGCATAAGGCTGAAGGTGTGCCAAGCGGTCAAGGTAAGCCAGGTAAGCCAGCGACGTACGAACTAACTCAGGAGGAGATTGATGACCTCCCATTCTGAGGTTGTATTTACACTAGAAGACGTGATCCTTGGCGCTAAACACGCAGAGCTTAGAAACTTTGAATCACTACACGCAGGTTACACAGACCGCTTCATGGCAACAGAAATTAGCCCCATGCAAAAGCTAAAGAAGGAAGTGTGCGGTGTACTGGGCGAAATAGCAGTAATGAAGTTTCTAGGCTTAAAGTCAGCGCTGAGGATTAACGGATTCAAACGGGACGCTGATATTGGTGACGATATAGAAGTACGCACCATTCATCGCCCTGATGGATGCCTAGTAATCAGACCAAACGAGGACACTTTGCGGCGTTATGTACTGGTTCATGTACATGAGTTCAAAGCAAAGCTACTCGGCTGGATTCCTGGCTACGAAGGAGCATTAGAGGAGTACAAGAGTGATCCAGGCAATAGAGGCAAGCCATGCTGGTCAATACCGCAAGGCAGACTCTACCCAATGCAAGATTTTGATAGGAGAAAACATGAGCAAACCGCATAAACAATGGACTGATAAACAAACGTTACTTTTAGAAGCAGCTCGACAATTCGCATACAAGTATATCGAAACAGTTCCCCAGTTTGGTAATTCAATCGAAACAAAAGTAAATGCTTTTATGACGGGTTATTTGAAAGGAGTAAGAGACTGCGGATTTGATTTGTTTGATCCAAAAAGCCTAGAAGAAATAGAGGTTAGCGATGAGTAAGTTTCCGTTCAAACCAAATCCGCCCTACATTCCAGATCCGTATGTAATACCGCAACAGAAAGAGAAAGTTGATGAAATGAAAACACCGAAAGAACAAGCAAGAGATTACGTTTGGCACAACTACGGCGAAGGTGATTTTAATGAGTACAACTGGGACCGTAGCGCAGAAGAGATTTGGCTAGCTGGATACAAGGCTGCAAAGCAAGAGTACGAAGCTAAGATTCAAGAACTAGAAACACAGCTAGAGAACTGGCAGCACAATGCAGTACATGGAGATGAGGGATTATGAGTAAGACACCAGAAGAGATGACGGAATTATATAACAATGCCTTTGGCTATATCAAAGAACTTGTAAACGCCCCACGAGATGAAGTCGTACTTAACTCCAACTATTATCAAGGTTTTATGCATGGAGTTACGGCTTTCATGACATATCACAATGAATGGAAAGAAGGAGATGATATTGGTGAGTTTTTGTTGCGAAAGTGGCTAAACGTAAAGGATGAGCGAAAATGAAAACACCTGAGCAGATGGCAGAGGACTGGATGAATGAAGAGTATGGCAATACTTCTCATTGGGTACACATGGGTAAAGAGATGTCGATTGATGCTTATTTAGCTGGCTACAAGGCTGCAAAGGATCAGGCTGCTGACAAGCGAAATTACTTAGAGAAGGCGTTTCAAGCTGGTCACTTATTCATGGCAACAGGAGTTGATTTTGATGAATGGTATGCAAGGGTGTTTCTAGCAAAGCAACAGCTTGCTGATGTCAGCAAGGTGATGACAAAACCGCCGAAGGAGGAGAAGTGACCTATCCAAAGCAGATTAGGCTAAAACTCATCTGGACTCCTGCTCTTATGGCTCAACACCATAAGCAGTGGGGCGACTTGCCTAGAGCCAAGTACAAGCTCGTCACGGTACACAGCAAAGGCGAAGAGATGGAAATGAGAAGGCGTAACAAGGAAGATGTAGAGTGGTGTAAGCGTGGTGGCTATAAGATGCCAGAGGAGCAGAAGTGAACGCAGACATACCGCCGCTGAAGGTATGGATTAAAGGTAGCTGCTTAGGCTCACAGGAGGAATATGAGCATGGTTATGCGTTTGCTATACAAAGCTACAAAGGCAGGGCTCTACAGTTTCATGTACTGCTTGAGAGCGGTGCTCACTTTCGGCATATACCTATTCATTGGCTGCTCCATCACACTAGGTCTAGCGATGATTGCTCAATTTCTCTGGACCTACTTCAACTATGGGATTGTTTTTCTTATCGCCCCGTAGTCACCGTATTTGATATGCTCTCAGGCTATCAATGCGATGCTATACTCAAAGATAAAAGCTCACACCCTGCTCGCTACTGGTTTACGGTCGATTGGCTACCTGACAGCGATACTAAGCCTGGGTTCCTGCTCCAACCCGATCAAAACAAGTGCGCCCACGTCGTTCTGCTTGATAACGGACAGGTTGCAGCTCTGCCTACCAATCGAATCACTTTCAAAGACGCCTTCTTTATCGGCAATAATCCAACAGCAGCAAAACGAGGTTACACAACCCTACCTACCATATGGCAATCAGAGGATTGTAACCGCTGGTCAGTAGCCAATACGGACGACACCTATTATTGAGTTGTAGCTACCTTGTACTTGGTTCATAATTGTCAAGACTAAGTTACAAGGAGGCATATGCCGCTCACTAAAAAAGGTCTCAAGATTCGAGCAGCGCTAGAAAAGCAGTACGGCAAGAAGAAGGGCGAGCAAGTCCTCTACGCCATGGAAAACGCTGGTAAGCTCAAAGGCATTAAGAAGAAGAAGTAATGCCAAAGGAAAGCAACATTCGTAAAAGCCTAGAGCGTCAAGTCACGCTTAACAAACCGTTCCGCACACCTGGCGAGCGTAAGAAGTTTGCCGTCTATGTTAAGAACGAAAACGGTAATGTCATCAAGGTGCGCTTCGGTGACCCCGAAATGAAAATACGCAAGAATGAGCCTGAGCGCCGTAAGTCATTCAGGGCTAGGCACAACTGCGATAACCCAGGACCAAAGACAAAAGCTAGGTACTGGTCCTGCCGTAACTGGTAACTATGGTAAACTCTCGTGCCAAAGGCGCTCGTGCAGAGCGTGAGCTAGCCCAACGCCTTAAAGACTACGGCTATGAAGCACACCGCACACAACAGTTCTGCGGCAAAGCTGGCGACTCAGACGTGGAGTGCCGTGAGCTGGCTCATTATCACATTGAGTGCAAAATGGTAGAAGCCTTAAACATAGACAAGGCGATGGACCAAAGCACACGAGATTGCGGGGACCGAACACCTATTGTAGTGCATCGAAAGAAACAGCGCCCGTGGCTAGTCACTATGTACTTAGAAGATTGGTTAAAACTGCAAGATGCAAGACAAGAAGATAAGTGAAGCAGAACCTTTCGACCACAAAGCGACACCCGAACAGTTACTATGGCTGGCTGTAATAGAGCGAGCTTTACTAGATTACGCTTGCCCTACCTCTGACTCTCAGAAAAGCCACAATATAGGCTTAGACTGGTTCTTTTATGAACTTTCCCCCAAGGCATATAACCTTGAGTATATCTGCGAGAACTTTCTTAACTGCCCAGGTGGGGCAGACCGAGTAAGAAAACGGCTAGAGCGATTACTTGCCATGGAATACCCAGAGCAAGCCTTTAACCGCTCACGCCGTTACAAAGGCTTCTACTAACGCTTCTTCTTCTTCTCTACAATCGACCAAGCCTGACTAACACCGTAGACAACAGCGCCAGCAACTACAGGCTCAGCAGCCTTGGCTAGACCCTGAGCGGCTTCCTCAGTCACTCCAATGGTAAGCAATCCACCAGCGGCTAAAGTGAGCAAGTGTCGGACAATGGATAAAAGTATTGGCATATAATCCCTCTCGTATACTCAAACAAACTACTATCGTACTTACAATTCCTGCTGCGAGGGTCGATAAACTTACCCCGTATACAGTTCATAAACGGCTCCCAATAGTAGGTTAGGTCGCAGTGTCTATACTTATCAACCCACTTCTTTACGTTGATTGTAGCCCCGTCTATGCCGTCTAAATCCATTATACAAGGGGCAGAGAGTCTAGGATTTGTTCCATGCTTCTCACAGGTGGTTCCCGTAAGGCACGATTGCCGGTAAGGATTATCGACAAGGTTACTGCTAGGCAAAACAGCAGATACCATAGCGCCCATAACTCTTCTTGCTCGTCCATTTAGGTCACACTCCAAACAGGGGCTCACATACACCGTTGTAGGACCTACAGCCTTACTTAACCTTACCCGTAACCTTTCTAGCACCCTCTTAAACTTAACTACTGACTCACCCCTGCCTCGGATAAACTCCCTGCTAGCTGACGCCGCTGTTTGCCCGTAAAGAATCTCATACTTCCCGCAGCGGTTATTTCTCATGCAGGGTGAATTAGCTATGTGGACCCTTACAATCTTTGGCCTAGCGTCCTGTAATAGCCTATCAGCGCACTTGCAATCTCTAGCAAAGGTATTCTCTAACCAACTCGCTACAATCGTTTCCTGGCCATCGTAGGACTTTATAGCGGCATCACAGCTAAACTTAGGGTGACACAAAGCAAGATAACTAGGTGCCTGTGCCTGAGCACTAGCAGTAAGCACCAGTAATGCTATCAGCCACCTCATTTATCCAATACTTTGTCTAGCTTCTTATCAATACGCTCTAGTCTTTCCTTTACCGCTATCAACTCTACGTGAGTCACTTGAGCTTGCATTGATAGCTCGTACTTCTTCTGCTCTAACTCTTTGAGACTGTTCTTAACGCTGCGGTAGTCCATGCCAACAATAGACACCACCACGCCGATGATGGCTTTCACCATAAGGTCAAACCAATACTTCACCTGCAAGAAATCTTGGTCTGTCAATGTACCCTCCCACCACCGTACGCATCGATTACAATTAACTCAGCCTCAGTCAGACCCGACATCTTGCCCATGAACTGCAAGAACGCAGACCGTGACGCTAGTATCGCTGGCTCACCGTCCATCTTGCTAAACTGCATACCCAACAAGATACAGCCGTTGGTGTCCTTGTGCGTGTTACCAGCGTGAAACAGGATATGGTCACGCTCTGGAACATCCATCACCTGCCAAGTCTTGCCAAACTTAGGACTAAGCTTTGCCCAGCACCTGATGTCATCGTTGCATTACCATCAACACCGCCAGTTACTAATCCAACTCGACCAGCTATATTACCACTTGGATGCGTGTGATTTGGAGTAGAGTGAGTATGTCGTGCGCTTGCGCCGCCAGTAGTAGCTGTTCCCGGAATTGTATATCCAGCACCTCCAGCGCCCGTAATTGTCCAAGCGTTGTTTGTAGCTGTAAATCCTATTGCCAACTGATGCGTATGATCTGGAGAATCGTTGCCAGTTGTTCCACCTCCAGAGCTTGTGATGTTTAGATCGGCTCCAGTTCCCATGCCGTGATAGTGCGGCGGGATAGTATGCGTTTGTGTAGCAGATCGTGATGCGTATGCAACACCATCGCTAGTTCCAACAGTATCAGAGGTTCCAACTCCAGTTGGGGTTCTTCGTCGTAAATCTGGAATGTTAAATGTTGTGCTTCCGTCGCCAGCGCCATAAGTAGTGCCAATAGCCGCAAATAACGTTGCGTAAGTAGTGCGATTTACCGCAGCACCATCACATAACAACCATCCGCTCGGCGCTGATGTCGCCGCTGTGGTAATTACAGACCCTGGCGGAATAAGAGCATTTAGTTGAGCTACGTTAATAGCGTCAGCGTTAGCAGTTCCACCCGCTAGATTAGTTATCTTTTTATTACCTAAATCAAGGTTGCCAGTAGCGGCATTTGAACCATCTTTAGCAAGACAATTATTTATCCCCGTAGCAAAATCATTGTCTTGTGTGTCGTGCCGCCCAGCCTCTATGCCAATGCCTAAACTAGCATCGCCAGTCCAGCCTCCAGTGGCTGAATTACCTTTTGTGTAACTACCAGATACCCAAGGCATTGTGTTCCTATGCTTCTACTTCTTTATTCTTTAAGACTTTATTAACGTACAGGCGTGTCTCCATTGGCACCTTTACAACCTGCATGATGTTAGCCCAAGTAACACGCTTACCTTCTGCTTTAACCTTACGAATAGCTTTGTCTATGTTGCTTGGTCCCCAGTTGTAAGCAGCCAAAGCCAAATCAGTCTTTTTGTATTTGTTAATCATCTGCTGCAAGTAACGACTGCCACCTTCTATGTTCTGCGCTGGATCAAACCTATCTTCTACGCCAAGGTCTTTTGCAGTACCTGGCATAAGCTGCATTAAACCAGCAGCACCTTTCTTACTTACAGCTTTAGGCTTGCCAGCAGACTCAACTTGCATAACAGCCTTAACTAGCGCAGGTGGAGCGTATTGCTCTCCTACTGGTATGCTAACGTCTTGCTTGCCTACCTTGATTGATTCAGGTTCTTTTGTTGGTTCAGTTACTGCAGCTGAACGCAAAGATTCAAGTTCTTTTCTAACAGCTTCAATAGCAGCATCAACATCAGGTGGTGATTCTAATTCCTGCATAATCGGTGCTTCAGCTTCACCTGCCGCAAGTCCACCACGTTGTAGTGCTGTGCCAACATCCAATCCAGCACCGCCTAGTGATTCAGCAAGCGATCCTGTACTACGCAATCCACAACCAATAATATCTTGTCCA